AAAATTTTTACACAGTATGTAAAGGCTCGAGGAATTGATAATGTCGAAATCGAATATCTACAGTATGTGAGCGGAGACATTAAAATTAATCTCGAAACGGGAGAGGTAAGCTATGAAAGCTTCGAAGAAACCGAAGAACCGGAACCCGGTGGCGAGACATAATCACAATCGCGGCGGGGTCCATAAACCACGTAAAGGTAAAGGAAGTTACAGGAGGGAACGTGTCGAACTACACGGAGAAGGAGACTGAGTACCTGATTGAGAAGTACTCAGGCGAACCATGTATGGCTACAGTAGAAATGCTGGCCGAAGAATTAAACCGAAGTAAAAAGTCAATCATTGGCAAGTTAAGTAGAGAGGGAGTGTATCGTCGTGAAGTCTATGTTTCAAAAACTGGAGAGAAACCTATCACGAAAATTGAAATCGTTTCGAATATCGCTGATGCTTTGGGAGTCGAGGTATCTGACTTGGAAGGCCTCGAGAAAAGTCCAAAGCAAACTCTACGAAAACTCTCAGAAGCGGTAGCGGGGTCGTAACGTGTGGCACATACTCTCATTGTGCTGGTGGATCTACGTTACAATTATGTCCATTTCCATGCTATGGGGAGCAAATTTAGAACAATTTATGATAACCGTTGTATCATGGTTAATCTTAATGGTCATTCCATTTATATTTAATCAGGAATTTTGAAATTGGCGCAAATTTTGAAGGGTTTTGTGCGAATCGTAGACGGATTTGTAGTAATAATCGTAGAATGATTATTAGCGGGGTTGTTTGATTGTGAGCGAATTATTTAATTATCTTTATTATGAGTATTCGTCACAATCAATACTTAATTGAAAAGCAATAGCCTTTAGAGATTGGTACTCCCGAAATCAGTTTCATTCAGATTTATGGTTAGGGGCACTACGGCTTCGCCTCATGCCCCGCCCAGAATAAATCTAATTCAAACGATTTCGTTTTAGTTAGTATAATCTGTGATTGACTTGATTGCACATCAAATAATGTATTTATTTTACCACACTTTTTGGCATAAAGCAAATACTTTTTTTGCCCTGGTCTTGAAAGCAAGTATCTGGGCGGTTCAAAGCAAACAAAAAAATATTTTATTGGAGGCACAGGTGGACGATATCTATGCAATAGTTTTAGGTTTACTATTTGTATTCATATATTACGAATACTTTGTTTAATACGTTAAAAGGGGCCTAGAGCCCCTTTTTTACGAACTGAGTATAATGCTTTCCAGGTCAGGAGCAAAGAACCCCGGGCCTTTCATTACCTTGCCAGCTTCATTTTTAATCGGCTTTCCATCATCTCCGAGCTTGCTCATATTGCTCAAGTGTACTTCAGCAAAGCACTCATCAAGATCAATGCCGAATGTATGACCGGCTCCGTAAACCACATAAAGTATATCCGTGAGTGCATCAGCAATCTCCACCATGTCTTTTTGTGCAATCGCTTCTACAAGCTCATCCACTTCTTCCTGTATTAAATCTACTCGTAGTTCCCGAGTGTTAAAGTCGGGCCATGTAGGTTGTGTTTCGACTTTCTGACCGAAAGCCTCCATGAAATCACCTACGAGTTCGAAATTTGTCCCGTTCATCATTTCCTCTCTTTCTTCGAAATCTAGCAATTGCTGCTTGCTTTGCCAGTCGACGCTTCTCGCTTCTTGGTACATAGTATTCCTTTTGTTTATAGTCCCACAATGTTTCTGAACATTTTCTCTTGAAAACTCTTAATGCAGCATCTACGTTATTATTTCTTACTCTCACTTTTGGCATTGGTCTCCTTTTGCCTAAAAACTCCAACCTCTTTTACGTAGGTACGCTACTTGTTTGCGTATCGAGTTTTCTGTGCGACCGGGCAGTTCATTTATAAGTCGTTCCATAGACATGGTTCTATAGTGTTGTTTCAACACCATTCTTTCTCGAATTGACCATGGTCGCTTTGAATATTCTTTCATGACATATATTATATTCGAAGTGAGGTTCGAAGTCAAGCATTATTTTTAAGAAGTGGTACTCCAAAAAATATTTCTTGACAGATGGTGTATATTTTGCTATAATATCCCCATAAAAATACCATTCATTTAACGAAAAAAGGAGACTGACTTGGTTAGTACTTATTTAATTTTTGCTGTCTGTATGTGCGGGTGTGCCCTTCATGCTTTTTATTTGGGCAGGCGCACAGGAGTAGAATCGACAGTGGATTTTCTTGTACAGCAAGGAATTCTCGAATTGGAGGAAGAATAAACATATATGAAAGAAAGATGTACTAATTCTGTCTGGAGACCGATTAATACTTATGGAATATATTTTCTATGCATCTGGACAGCTTCTACAATATTTGTTACGCTTAATGCGCTAGGATAAATAATGAATTACTACAACAAAGAAACGCATCCAGACCAAAAATACTTCTTAACAGAAGAATCAGAAGCTCTGCTAGAAGGTGTACAGCCTATTCTAGCAGAGGTTGTTCGAAGAGCCGTAGCGATTTCAGACATTGAAATCCAGGTTATTCATGGCAAAAGAACTTCTGACGATCAGCATGAGTTTTTTCGTAAAGGAGTAACTCAATCCGCAGCACATTCTGCTCACTTATATGGAGCCGCAGTGGACATTGTACCTGTCGTGGAGGGAAGAATCTCTCCCGAGTTCGAGGTTTACGATGAGGTTGCTATGAGCATGAAATTTGCAGCCCAAGACTTGGGAGTAGGTATTCGTTGGGGCGGGGCATGGCATTGCGATGACTTGACAAAGTACGAAGGACTTATGGAAGATTTACAAAATTGGTATATTGAATGGTGTGTAGAAAACGGCACAAGATTACATTTAGATCCTCATCATTTTGAGTTAGCAACTTAATGACTCCATTTGATTTTGACGACGTAATTATTACAATAGTATTTATTCTTGTGCTTATATCTTACGCTACTTATTCTCCTGAAGAAAAGGAACATTGCTTAGTGTATCACACGGCAAATGGAGTATGTGAATGGGAATAGTTGGACTATTAACAGTATTTTTAATCGCTCCAATCGGGCTAGGTATAACTCTTTATTATAGTTATAAGGTATGCCCTTGATGGGAGCGGAAGATAAAATATTTATGATATTTTTTATAGTTGCTGTGCTAAGTATTGCAGGAGGAATGTGGTATGGCGATGGACAATCATCTCGAAGAGGTAAATAAATCTTATTTCGAACATTTGTTCGGAGCCTGGAAAGTAGCGTTTATACTATTTGTTCACGGGCTTCTACCAAATGTATGGAGGTATAAAGCAAGTGATTTACTTAGGAAAGAGACTAGGAGTAGTGGTATTCGTATTGTTGATTAGCGGATGCACTACAGTAGAAATTAAAAGAGTTGATTGCAATGTAAATCAGAACTGGCCGAACTGTAGAGTTGTAGCCGAGGAGGTTTAAATGTATTCAGAAAAGGTACTAGATCATTATGAAAATCCCAGAAATGTCGGAAAGCTTGACAAAGATGCTCCAGATGTCGGAACAGGCCTCACAGGTGCTCCAGCGTGTGGAGACGTCATGCAACTTCAAATCAGAGTATCGCCCGACGGAATTATTGAAGATGCTAAATTCAAAACTTACGGATGCGGCAGTGCTATTGCTTCTTCATCACTTCTCACAGAATGGGTTCGAGGAAAGTCCCTTGACGAAGCGGGAGAAATCAGCAATGTCCAAATTGCTAAAGAACTATCACTCCCGCCTGTGAAGATACACTGTAGTGTACTAGCGGAAGATGCAATTAAAGCAGCCATCACGGATTACAGGAGTAAACATGGATCGTGAAAAATTATATGAAGAAATTAAAGCAGATGAAGGAGAAGTGCTGGAAGTCTATCTTGATCACTTGGGATACCCTACTATTGGTATCGGACACTTGGTCACAGAAAAAGATGAAGAGTTTGGAAAACCTCCCGGGACTCCAATTACGGCAGAACGATCCAGGGAGCTATTCGATACAGACATTGAGTATGCCATTAAGGGATGTGAAATGCTATACGGACAGTGGCACAACTGGCCAGAAGAAGTACAGCGAATAATGGTAAATATGTGTTTTAACCTTGGACAAACACGATTAGAAAAATTTCGACAGATGAGATTTCATTTGTCCCAGCACAATTGGAAACAGGCTGCAGAAGAAGGACGAGACTCGAAGTGGTATCGACAAGTAACAAATCGTGCAGAAAGATTAATGACCAGATTAGAAAATGTAACTTGACTTTATTTTTCAATCAATGTATAATATATGTTGATTGGAGGACTTATGAATCTTTTTTACCTCGATGAGGATTTAGACGCGTGTGCAGAAGCTCACGTTGACAAACATATTGTAAAGATGCCGTTGGAAGTTGCCCAGATATGCTGCACAGCTATTTGGGTAGACGTGCATCTAGGTTTTATACCCCGGGCTTTAACAAAACAAGAGTCCGATTATCTTAACTCTTTGAAGAAAGAGATTAAACATCTACCCCCTGAAAGCAGACCTCTCACTCCCTACTTGCCTATGATGTACAATCATCCTTGTACTATATGGGCACGTAGTTCTTTGGATAATTACGAGTGGACTCATTGTTATGGCAATGCACTTGGAGAAGAATATCGCTACCGATACGGAAAACAGCATAAATCAGTCACAGTCATCAACAAGCTACCGGAGCCTGTCAAGATGGAAAGACTTGGATTTACCACTTTCGGATTGGCAATGCCAGACGTGCTCAAAGACTATGACAATCCTGTACAGTCTTATCGTGACTATTATCATCTCGACAAGGCTACTTTTGCCGTTTGGTCTCACAGACCCAAACCCAGCTGGTGGGACGATGATCTTGCAGACTACGAGAAGAGGATTACAGCGAAATGAAAGTTGAAATTGATATTAATTCTGATACCGCAGATTTTTTAATTGTAGAAAACCTAAAGCAAACAATTGCGGATATGAAGCATAATTTAAAAGCTCGCGGAGAAGAAACCGAGACCTGCGGGGGCTTTTTCTCTACTGATAAAGAGGAAGATTTGATTGAAATGGCCAAGCATATAGAGGCGTTTAAACTTACACTAAGTTATTTTGGAGTAACTGATGAGTAACTCAATTTTTGATTTAGAACAAGAGATGCTACAATTTGCGAATGTTACTGACGACATTGAAAGAGTAACTAAGTATTTTGTAGAAAGCCCTGATTGGGAAGGCATGGACGGCAGATTAGCTGATGCCCTTATGAACAAGTATTTTGCTATAAAAGAGCTGTACGAAGTTAAATTTGACAATATGTGGAATACTTTTGACGAAGTTTGTAAAGAGTATCATACTGCTCATAAACTGGCAGGACTTGAGCGAGAAGAACAGTTACAGAGTTTGTTTGATGAGAAAATATAAAATAATAGAAGCTCACTACGGTGAAAAACATAGCTTTTGGAGAGTTGTTGTAACTTCAGAGCAAGGAGAACAGTTTCAAACTGTAGGAAAATTTCCCACAAGAGAGCAGGCAGATAAGTATGTAGAATACTTAGTACAATCTCAAGACAAGAGGCACAACCAATGGTAGACACAGTAAATCAACCACCGCACTATCGTGCACATCCGAGTGGAGTAGAGTGTATTGAAATTACCGAGCACATGAACTTTTGTTTGGGTAATGCAATAAAATATATTTGGAGAGCTGGAGTTAAAAGTGAAGATCCAGTAGAAGATTTAAGTAAAGCAGTATGGTATTTAAATAGGGAGATAGCAAAAATTGAAAAGGATCAAGAAAAAAGAGTCAGAGAACTTATCCGATACCAATATACAGAAAGTGATAACCCTCTTGAATGCGCAGGATGGGGCATCCCCTATAACAAAGAAAGAAGCCTGC